GAACCCTAAATCATTCCATTCTGAAGTAAAGAACTTCAGAACCTTGCTCCTACATCATTCAACACTTTCGCCCTTTTCATGGAACCCTTCTCGTTTGAAATTGCCTCTCAGGAGGCAGGCAATATCTCCATTGCGTCAAGCCAGGAGGAGACCTCCTCAAAGGACGTGTCCTTGAGTTGATGTTCTCCGAGCCGACTTCCCAACTGCATAATATCTATAATAAACTTATTATAGTAATCGAGAATTGGGTGTGGGAAACCAGGCAAGGCGCCTGGTACGGGAAGGGGAGGTACGCTCCTCGTCATCATTAATTTCATCGTCAGCTGAGACTGATTCATAAAAATCGGTACATGGGCTGATTGGAGGGTAGCTAAGGCCTTATCTCGGATACTTAATTCGAAGAGGTATTTCACTCTTTTAATTAAGGACGGTAGTGAAACCGTACACCGAGGTTGGCACGGGAGGACGGATTGGATATCCGCCCAGCAAGGATTCGCTTCGTAGCAAATTCGCATGAGAGCGAAGGTGCGAAGAAGACGAATGATTCTCTTACTCATCGACAAGTCCACCGGACGAGTCGCCTTTCAGAGAACCTTGACAATGCCTGTTAGAGCCCTCTCGATAATATCCACATTTTCAAATCTGTACCATCCAGAACCGCCAAACCAAGACTTTGCTCTCGCAATGTCGAAGGCAACGGCGATACGCGACATATCACACTCCGACGTAAGTAAAGCTCCCAGCGGAAACGCTGAAATTTCCACTCTTTTGAAGAAGAAGCGCTTGGCGAATTCGAATAGTCGAGTAGACCTAAACGTCTTCGCCACATTTATCCTCATGTTGAGGAGGCGCAAAACTTCTAAATAGGAGCGATATAAATCGTCACCCACGAGAAGGGCATCATCACCTAATACTCAGTAGATTGGTTTTCGAATCCCAATTCGAAAAGCCGCTCAACGTATTATGATATGATGGCATATAGCCATCATCGGCCAGGAAGAGTAAGCACCCATCGGCTGACCTTGGGCGTAGAAACGCACAATGTCATCTGAACAAGTGAAACCTTCACCAACCATGATGTGTCTCCATGCAGCAGCGAATTTGGGGTCGGACATCCAGGAAAGAACAAGCTCCTGGAAGTTGACGGGAAAGTAATCCGTCGCCGACTTCAAATCCACGCTGTGGAAAACAACCCCTTCGGGCAGGTTTACCGCGTCCAGGATTTTACTTTGATTAAAAGTGCAATCTTGAGGAATACTCTTGAGGATCTCATTGAGACCTTCGTGAATTTCCCGCAGAGAGCACTGACTTCAATAATCAAAGATCGCGATGACCCTAGTCTTCCCTTCCTTATCTGGAATGGGAGAAAGTTTCCGCGTAACGAGCCTCGTTCTCTTTTTAGGGAGAATAGAGGGCCAGTTACTGTAGTCATCACGAATGTATTTTCCACGGACGGGGTTGGGGAGTGTGAGAACTCCAATTGACTCTCTCTGTCTCGCGGTGAGACAGTTCAAATCTTCATAGGATGCCAGCATCGCTGGGCCATTAGGACCCATGGATGTAGATAGATAGGTGGAGAATGACTTGGGAGTAATCTTCCAACGACACCGCCTAACCATGGACTCTGCAAACTTCAAGAGACCATCCGGAAGTTCAGGATGGGCTCCATCCGTTATTGAAGTGTAGTCAGGAGGAGGACAGGGGACTGGAGCATTCCGCAATACGAAAAGTAATGTCAGGGTATGACGAAGACATAGAGCTTCATCATCACCTTTCATCGCTTTCCGCACCAG